TCAGAAAATGTTGCGGCAGTTGGAAGTGGCCCGTATCCAATAGCCTGAGATACGACATTATTTGCGTCAGTCAATGCACCGCTTATTCCGGGTTGATCTGGCATCCATTCACCAAATGTTATGCGTTGGGTTGCCATGAGTTATTTCCATTAGATTGTTCTTGCCAAATGTTTTCGGTATCAATCTGAATAGTCCATGTGTTGTCATTAAATACAACATTTGACCAATTTCCACCCAAAGCAGAACAAGAAAGTAAAGCGTAAGAATTTATATTTGCGCTTACATTAAACGTAGTGTTTGCAGATATAGATACAGTTGCATTTGCATTTACATTTGCACTTCCATTTGCATCAATTCCACCCAATGCAGAAAATGTAGCTTGTGCTTGGATGCTTGCAGATGCCTCTTGAATTATTGATGCTTCAGCAGATAGCGTTGCGCTTGCTGTGATAGATGCGCTTGCGTACTGAACCCTTGTTGCATCTGCTGTGACTGTAGCAGTTGCAGATATGTCTGCTTGAGCAAACTGAACTCTTGTTGCGTTTGCTGAAATAGATGCTGTTGCGTTTACTGAACCGTAGGCATCCCAAAGCGTTACTGATGTCTCGTATAGAGGGCTATCAAGCGTTAGCGTTAAGTCATCAATGCTCGCTTTTAATTGATCTAGCGAGTCAATTGACCACGGTGGCAGTAGATCAGCCATTTCATCCCAATGTTACAGATAGCGATCCAATAGCTACACGGAAAACATCACCAGTGGCAATTGTTTTAGACGCATCCAATGCTGTGTGATATAGCAGGTTTCCAGAAGTAGAAGCATCACGAATTCCTACATAGGCGACAGTTCCCCATGACCCAGTTGCTTGCGGAAACTCAATTGCAGCCGTGTTTGTAGTAACGCCATCAGACGGTGCGCCAAATGTGATTGATTGGCGAGCATAAGCATTGCCACTTACCTCTGTGCCAGAATCAGCATCGGTTGGGTCTGTCGTATAGAGCGCAAGATATACAGTCGCAGGACTTGTATAAGAAGTGTTGCGGAGAGTCGCGTTAATAAGCGCGTTCTCAAGATAATTGCTCATTTCAGCCATGATTTACCTCGTAGTGGTTGTCATTACAAGCTGAACACCTGAATACTGCGCTTGCTGATCAGATGTGGTTAGTGATGCTAGACCTCTGTTAAACATGGTGATCCATGTTTGCAATCTTGGGTCATTCATCAAATATGGTTCGGCTTCAATCAATGATCCATATAGCAGCAAGTCTGGGCAATTTGCCAAGAAAGCATTTGATGAGTTTGTGTCGCTCAGAAATACTGGCGCAGCAAAGTACAGTAGTTTTACTGTATATGCGCCATCAGGTATTGGGGCAAGCTGAAAATCGTTGGCTAGGATTGTGTAGTCAATTGGCTTTCCAGATTCAGCGGCTCTAGCATTGCGGTTGAACAATGATGGAGACATATAGTTAAGCGGTTGAATCGGGTTGCCGACAACCACAAAGTCCCTTGTCTCAAGAAAATCTGATGGTAGTTCTACAGTTTCGTCGCTGGCAGTTGTTGCGGTTGTAACGCTCTTTAGCATCTGCCTGATTCGCAAATCACGGCGTAAACGCACTTCACATAGACGAATAAAGTCTGGAATTTGAGATGTCAGATCAGTTCTAGCCAAGTATCCAGCAATTGCTGTCTGCAAATCAGAGTAGCTTGTAAATGACATCACAGAACTCCGGGGCGCGTACGAAACGCTTGATTATCTCGCTCATTTAACCATGCCATCATGCGTTTTTGATCGACAACGGCAAATCCTCGCATAATTCCCATTTTGTTCAAATCATCAATAACAGTAAACGGCAAAGACGCAATCTTGTTCATGTCTGACCATCGAGAGCGTTCGTCGTAAGAATTATATTCTTTACGGTTTGCTTCAACAATAGCAGATACATCTTCAACGGTCTGAATTATCAAACCACCATTACCGTCTGCGTGTGCTACTGATTTTCTATTCATGCTTTGATTTTATCTCAAACATAGAAAAAAGCCCCGACTTTTTGAGCCGAGGCTTTCTTCATATTACACACTATTATGCAGGTGTAATGTCAGCAATGATGCCGTGGGCAGCTTCGTTCTTGACTTCAAGAGTCAATTCAGCAAGCAACTGGGTCATCTCATTGTCGCCAGTCTTAGCCAGTTCGTTGGTTTGGAACGGACGCAGATAGGCAACGGCAGCCATGTCGGGATCAACCACAAATGCGGTTTCGTCGCAGTTATTGGTGCTGTTCATGAAGCGGTTAGGAACCACAGAAACAGTACCAAAGTCGCTCAGATACACATCAGCAGCGCCGATGATGGTGGTAGGCTCATTTGCAGGAGCCATGAAACGCTGTGCTGCGATACCAGCAAATGCGCTCACGGTTTGCTTATGACCCGGATTGACCATCAGCACTTTGGGGTTGCCACCAGACTGATAAACCTCTTTGACAACGGTTTTCAGGATGTCTTCGGTAAAGGTACGGTTCGTGCCGCCAGTACGAGCAGTAGTGCCAGATGCACCAGCAGAGCCGCCAGAACCAAAGTCACCATTGGTAGCCAGCCATGCTTGCAGACCGCCAAGAGTACGGGCAGTAGAACTATTGCCGTTGCTTGCAACTTGGTTGCTCAACAAGGTCAGTTCGATGTCGCGCTTGATCTCGGCAGATGCTTTAGCCAACTGATAAGCCTTCTCAGACTTGCGACCAGCTTTGTCAACAGCTTCCAGAGTGCCAGAAATTTTGATGGTTTTCTGGAAAATCTGGGTGCGGTTGCCAATACGGGTAGTTGGCGACATGGTGGCATCAGAAGCGGTCGCACCTTCAACAGCACCGCCCAAAGCAGCTGCTGCTAGATTATCAGTTTGCCACTCATGGTAGATAGCGGTAGCTTTGGTCTTGCCAATGGACGACAACAGAGGCGTGTCGGTGGGGGAGATGTTATAGATAACATCCGAAAGGTCTTCCCGCTGTCCGATAGCGGTATAGGTTTGATAGGTAGCCATTTAAAACTCCAATTAAAAGAATCGTTCAAATATCGCAGCAGCGTCTTTGACTTTTCCAGTCTGTTTCAGCTTTTGCGCCAGTTGTTTATCCTGTGCCGACCTTGTTGGCGGCGATGAAGTTCCAGATTTGAGCATTTTAGGAGCCTGTGAAACCTTTTTCTGAATGTCGGGTTTCGACTTCTGTAGTTGCTCAAACTTCATTGCTTTGTACAAAGTCAATACAGCGCGATGGTCATACACATTACTTAACTCTTGTTCTGTCCAGCCTTGGGATTTGGCATATTCGCGTATTTCTTTGCGAATAGCGTCACCTTGCGGCGTAGCCAGTTCAGGAATTGCAGAACTTAGCTTCTCGGCTTCTGATTTGAGATGATTTTGCAGTTCAGCCTGACGCTCCGCTTGTTGCATTTGTGCAATGCGTTGCTGTTCAGCACGGACTACCGCAAGATGTTTATCTCTCTCAGATCGTTCAGCGACCTTCACGGCATAGCCGATTGGGTCAACTTCCTTCAGAGCATCTAAGTTTTCATCCTTATTCTGCTGGCTTAGAAATGAATCTAGTGCTTGCAGCTTCTGGGCGTATGCCTGTCGCTCTTGTTTCACTTGCTCTAAATGAATACGCTCTGCCTCAACAGCGCGGCGTTGTTCAGCTAGTGCTTGAGTTTTTTTACTGTAATCAGCGGTTCGTTGGTAGCCATTGATTAACTCATCAAGTTCTACCTCGATCTCCTCGCCGCCAACCTTTGCCTTATATTTAGGCTTTGGTTGCTCCTCTTGGGCCTCTACAACCTCATCGGATGTATTGTCCTCAGTTTCTTCAGCGACTTCAGGTTGTGCTGCAAGTTCATCTGGTTGGCCTTGTTCGGCTCCAGATTCGTCGCCCATCATTCCCAAGAACGCTGATGCGGCCTGATTTACATTTAGGCTTTCACTCCCAGTCGGGTTAGTGTTATCCATATTTACTCACTTTTATGCCAGAAACCGTCTGGACTGCGGGTGAGTTACCTCACAAAATCTTCCACTTCTTTTCCCTGATTTGCTTTTCAATTGCAAGTCCATGCAAATGTCCTTCAATCAGTTCAAGAGTTTTTATGACCAAATAGGCGTTTTCACGATCTTCTATTCCGTCACGATTAGTGTTCAATATAGCACTAATTTGCTGATTTTTCAAATCATTCATGACTTTTTTGAAAAAATCATCGTCAATTAGGCGCTGCGCCCACTCAGCCAGCGTTAGTTTGTCCACTTGTAATCCCAGAAATGATGTCGTTTATTGACACAGGAGCATTATTCAAATTCCCAATAACTTTATTTATATCGGGAACAGACTGATAGGCTGGCAAGATGTATTGTGAAAACTGACTTGGTTGCTGATAGTTAATTGTGTTTATAACATCAGTTATTGATGGATTTATGTACTTTTCCCATTGCGTACCACGGAGCAACTCAGGCGAGCCAAAGTCTATTGGTGCTGACGGAAGGAATTGCTGTTGCTGTGGTGGAGGCATCCAATTTGAAGGAACTGGTACTAGTTGATAAGGCGATGTATTAGTTCCGCTAGGAGTTGCTATTTCATTGATTACTGCACCAATAGCTATTGGAGCTAACGCTTTTGCCGCATCAAGCGCGGCTAGTTCTTTGGATATGTCAGCGCCTTGTAATGGCTGTTGCTCTTGTGCAATCGGTGGTGTTTGCTGATACGGGCCAATCTCAGAAGTAAACTCTGGCCCCATGTCGGAGATTACTTGATTTAAAGCCTCCTCTCCAGACATTCCCATTTGCACATACTGATCATAAAGAATTTGCATCTGATCAGATGGCTGGGCTGATACGGCTTGATCTGGTGTTGTAGAAATTGCTTCAATTACATCAGCCTCAGTTGGTGATGTGGCTTCGTTGTATTCTCCATGTCCACCGGGAAGGCTTTGCAGGTATTCTTCAGCAGCAGCTAATTTAGCCTCATCAATTCCGCTAGTTACGCCTCCAATTGCTGCGCCAGTTAGGAAATCGCCTCCTTGAATCGACGCTTTAGTTCCTCCAACCAAAGCATCTGCAACTATGTTGGCTCCAGAACCTCCTCCTAAAGCAGAGCTGATTTCTGGAGATATATATTTTGCTCCAACATAATTTAAAGCAGCATTTGTTATTGCTTTTGTTGGATCGGCCCCTTGACTAATATCATAAGCAGCCAATAATGGAGCTGCTTTACCTTGTGTCGCAACGTTTAATACCAATCTTCCAAGTTGTGTATCTACAACTGGAGCAGAAACAGCGTGCCAAGCATCTACCGCTGTATCTATAACAGGTTTTACTACAACATCTCCAACATGGCTAACTGTATCAAGTATTGAACCGCCACTAATTTGAATAGCGCCTAATGCTGCATTTGTAACAGCATTTGTTACATCTGAAACCGAATCTACAACGGGTGTAATGATGTCATCTGATACGACATCAGCAACATGGGAAATAGTATCTGAAACTGCTTGTACTGCACCCATTACAGACTCACTTTGGCTTCAAAGCCATCTTTGGTTTGTGTGATTTCAGCATCAAATCCAGCAGCTTTAAACATACCTGATTGCTTTGGATTCTGAAACTGAGTTACGGCGTATGTAAATCCCATCTTTTTAAGCATCCCTGCAAACTTAGCCATATTTGCAAGATATACATTTGGCTTATCGGCGCTGAAGGAATGAAACTCTGCTGTATCTTCTGCAACCTTTCTAAACAGCATTAGCGTGTTGCCTTCACGAACCAGTTTTCCACCATTCTTGATTGTGTAGTTAATAAACATGATGACTTTCTTCAAGTCCATGTAGTCAGGTTGGTTTTTAAGATCAACCTCAAGAATCTCTTTTGGTGTCATCCGGGTATCTCAATGTTTGATGTGATTCCAGCGCCAACCTTCATGGCTTTAAGTTTGGCTTCGGCTTGGAATTCCTCTTGCTTGAGTGCCATGTGTGCCTTGAACTTTTCTTGCTCCAATTGCAGCTTTGCCATCTCTTTTTCGCGCATAAGTTGTAGTTCAAGAGCAGCTTTCTCTCTCGATAGCTGCATATCAGCCTGAAACTTGGCTTGTTGCGCTTGGATGTCTGCTTGGGTCTTTGCCATCAATGCTTGTGCCTCTGGCGACATTTGAGGCTGCTGCGGAGGCGGGTTTTGCAGTGCTTGATCCTGTTCCGGCGTAATTACCTTGAAGAATTCGGCAGAGTCTTTAAATCCTGCTGCTTCAATAAACCGTCCCAATGTTGCCCTGTATTGACCAATGGACACAAGCGGGTTTGCTGGGCCAAACTGGGATAGCATTTGCTCCTGCTTTGCAAGTACCATCTGAAGCATTGCAAGTTGCTGATCACGGTTGCCGTGACCAAGACCTACATTAACGCTGATGTCAAACTTGTTAGACCATGTTCTTGGATCAACGGTTACATACTGACCACGCAGTCGAATGATTCGCTCTTTGTTGTCGTACTTTGATACAAGATGCAGGATTCCTTCAAACAGTTCTTTAACGCCACCGTCGGCAAATAGTCTTGCAATCAGTTCAATCTTGCCTGCTCCAGCTTGCTGCATAGAGGCAACGGCGGCTGCTGTGACATTCTGGAGTAGATTTCCATCAATGCCCTGCGACATCTCTGTCACGCCAGTACGCTTTTGCTGAACAGTATCGAGATACTGAAGCATTGGGAATGACTGACCAGATACATTCTGTACTGCTAGCTGGCCTACTGCTTGTGGTGTCTTGACGCGGATAACGCCGCCAGCGGTTGATGTAAGTAGATCGTCTAGGTTAACCTGACCCTCAACAGCCCATGTGCGAGCATCGTTGGTCAGATACAGGTTGTCTAGCATCTGACGGGTTACCGTTGATTTGATCAATTGCAGATCAACAGTCCTATCGGCTAGAGAGTTTCCAAAGAACTTATGAGGAGTAGGAATCGGGCAGATTGAGTAAAACGGCACATAGTCGCTTTCCTCGTTGCTCAGAATCTCGTTGCCTGCATAGAAAACTTGCCGCAGTTCAGCGATTCCATCGTCATTGTCGTCATGCAAGATATAGCACTCAAATACCTCTACCTCTTGCAATGCGGTTTCTTGTGCTTGAGTTTCGTATGGTTGCTCTCCGGGTGAGTAGCGTACAACTCGCTCTGGCGTGTAAGCAAGAGCATCTCCGCTTGGCAAAGCATTGACTACGCTTTCGTCAAAGCCCATTGCAATCAAGTCGCTTCTTGTGATCTGCCTGCGGTGAGCAACAAATGGAGCAGCTCGTGGGCCACGGATAGCAGCGCCGTTCTTGCTGATCAGGAACTCCTCTGGTGGCACATTAACAATTGTTACCTTCCCAGATTTCTTTTTGCGCTGTATCACAACATCATTCATGTTGAATGTTGGTACTTCGCCACCAGCAGCAACAATAGTCTCTGCGGTCATTGGGTCAACGATGGGCATCGTTGTTACATCTTGCTCAACTACCTCGATGTCTTTGTCTTGCATCATTAGTGCAAGTTCATCGTCAGTCAAGCCTTGATAACGCTCTTTTGTGACATCTTCCTTATCTTCCCAATATGCTTTGACAATACCGTTTTTTTGCAACAGTGCGTCAAAGAACCAATCCCGCATGATCATCACGCCGGGGTTTTCTTTCAGGAAAATATAGTTCAGATAATCTGTAGCTTGTTTTGCGCCAGCTTCATCGCCGGGGCCAGTCGGGTTTGCAAGTACAACCTCATCGCCACTTGTAAAGATTCTCATCAGCGCAGGTAGTGCGCCATCAATTGCTTCTGCAACCTCTCCAGTAACTACTTGGCTGCGTCCCTCAACTTCGTTTCCATACGGTTGACGCAAATAGTATTGAAGTGCAGTTTTGCGAGCATCTACTGTTTCGCTCTCAACAAATCCAATTGAGTCATCAATTGCTGCTTGGATGGCTGCTTGTAAACTAATCTTGCTCATCTTTTACCTTTGGAGGTCGCCCAATTTTAGGCTTTGGCTCCGATTTTAATTCTTTTACCAAAATTTCCAAGTCCTGTACACGCTTTTCTAGCGATTGGATTAGTTTATGAAGATTTTGACCTTGTGGTATTAGAAACATTAGACTACCCATTTAGGTTTGACATTGATTGATTTGCCCCAGCTTGCCGTGTTTTCATCTAGCCCAACTGCCACATATCGCCATGCGTCAGCAGCGTGGCTATGCTGGTCATGCAAAGGAGTATTAGAAAACATCTTTGTATTTGGGTCAACATCATATCTGTAGTGTCGCAGATTCTGCAATCCATCAGCACAATTAGATTCGTGGATAAATGCCCTGTTTAGCAGGGTTCTGGCTGCGTTTATGCCATCAGCAACAGATAGCTTTGGTGTAATCCGTACAGGTTTGCCCATTGTCTGAAGAATGTCTTTAACAGACTTGCCAGTCATATTTTTATTTTCAGCGTCATGCGGTAGCCACCAGTCCTTATAGACATAGCCTTTGTCTTGCAGGACATGGACGTAGTGATCTATTGTTTTCTGGCAGTTTTGGTAGAAATCTATTACTCTAACCTCGCCACCGGGAATGGTCTGGACAAACCAGATAGATGTCATATCTGCCCAGCCTAAGTCCCAGAATGTATTAACGACAATTGACTTATCGACAATAAAGTCCCGGATGCGGTTTTCTTCCTGCGCCTTGCGTAGCTCGTTGGCATATACAGCGCCATCCAGCATCTGCCTTGTGTGGCCTTCCCAGATGTTTAGATAGGAATCTTGGTCTTTTGACTTTAATTCCTCAAGTTCATTTTTTAAGACATCTGGAAACCACGGATTATCAGACCAGTTAACCTTTCTGATTTGAGCATTTGCAGGCGGGTTTACGACAAACCTCTTATACGTTTCATCTGTGTCAAGATCGGGGTTGAATGTAATCCATATCTCTGAGTCTGGCTTCC